TGAAGCTCTTAGGGATTGGCCATTTCGAATAATCATGATAGGATCACCATTACTTCCATTATCTGACCAGTTATTATTATAGGTGCTTTTAGATTTAGCTGTTGCTCCTAAACGTATACTTTGTCCATGTCTTCCTTCAAAAATAACGTCTCCAGCAAAAGATAATAATGGATGGATATTAGATTTTTCAATAAATGTATCTTGACTAGGATTTAAAGGACTATTTAATGAAATAGTAGTTTCATTATCAGGTACTCTTTTTTCAAATCCAGCGGCAACTTGTTGGTAACTTAAGTTTTGGGAAGGAGCTTGTTGAGGATTTAAAGGTGTTGGAAATGCATTATGATGAGGATGCTTCCAAGCATTTATTGAGTTTAAATAATAATACTCATTTTTATTATTTGTTGAGTTTACTACTGGTATAGGTAATTGGAAACAAATGATTATTTCATTTATTAAAGGATATGATTTAATTTGAGGTGTTATAGGACGAGCTATTTTTGTAGTACCTGTATTAGTATTATCAATTAAGCTGAAGAATAATGTTCCTATAGAATCCCATTCTCCAAATTGGCTAAATAAAGGGTGATTTTCATCTAATATTATATCTGTTACCCTTCCAGCTACATAAGTTAAATTCTTAGAAGAAGTACCTTTAGAATTAGTAGGTTGGAGATTTTGTATAGCCCCAGCAAGTCCTAGTTTATTAATCATCTTTAGAAGAATTAAAGTTTTTGACTTCAGCTAATAATTGAGCTTTTTCTTCTTCAGTCATTCCAAAATTACTATCATCAGAAGTTTCAGAGTTTAAAGCTCTTTGAACAATAGTAGCCATTTTAATAAGCTGCTCATCATTTTTAATACCTAACTCCATGTATTCCTTAATTAAAGGAACTATTAATGTAGCATCACCTATATCATTAATAAGTGGTTTAAGCTCACTTATAAGAGCAGATATTTGTTCTTCTTTCTTTTTTTGGTTTTGATATATCTCTTGAAATATATCTGAAAGTTTTTTCTTTCCGAATATGTTTTTGTCTAAACTACCCATAGGATATTTTGTTATAAATATTAAGTGGTAGTTTTTTTAAAAATCAATATAGTCATTTTCTAAATAGAAAACATAATGCTCCTTAAATATTTTTTGAAGTACCGTTACAATTTTAGTTATTTTAGGAGTTTTAACATCTATCATCTCATGTATGTAGATATAAAGAGCTTTTTTATTAAATAAATCTATATTGTCTCTTTTTCTAAAAATTTCTAACACAGCATCAGCTATCTGAGCATCATTTCCTTTAGGGAATATTTTATAAAGATTAAGCGATACATGATCTACATATGAATCTATAAAACTAGATAATCTATCTTTTTGAGGATTACTTTCAAGGACATAAGAATGTTTTTCATCATGAATTATATCCTCTACAGGGGACGAAGATATTTTTTTATTATAATTCTTATCATTATAAAGAATCAACCAACGTTTAACTATAGTACCAAAATATGAATACGCTTTGGCTCCATTGTGTGGGTTAAAAAGATGAATTTTAGAGAGCAAGAAGATAATAATCTCATGTTGAAGATGCTCCAAATTTTCTACTTCAGTATGATAGAACTTAAATGTATGAATTATATTTTGAGTTAATTTGAAGAAAGCATAATGTATTTCTTCCTCATATATCTTATTTCGCTCTATCACATCAGAAGTGCTATTGTATCTAACAATAGCATCTTCCGTTTCTTGAGTAAAATATCTTCTTTTTTCTCGTTTTTTTTTCATTCTTGCTTTATTCGAATTACTTTGAATTCATTTAATATATCTTGTATTTGTTGGACTGATTTAAAAAAGAAGCCTATCTCATCATCGGATTTAAAAGTTCCTTTATTATCAATTTCTTTAAGTTTTTGATCTGATGCTTCTACTACTCTAGATAGTCTATCTAAGTATGCGAGGTATTCCATTAAAACATCTTCTGCTTTTTCTTGTTTCCTCAAAAGGTTAAAAGTTGAAAACCCTAGAATTACAACTAATACCGACAATATACATATTACAACTACTAACATAATTACAAACTATTTAACATATTTTTTAAACTATCACTCTTAATTGAACTTAACGCTTTGGTTTTAGTTGGAGTTTTCTTTGGAGTGTCTTGTTGTGTCCCCAATGTAAAATTTCCTTTTTTACTATCCACGGATTTCTTACCTTCTTTTAACTTAGGTAGCCATTCACGTTCAAACTCAATACGTGACGCCATTAAATCGGCTTGATGTAGAATATAAGGTAAACTAGTTCTTGGTTTTTGTCCTGGGGTAAATGAGATAAAGTATTTTTTATTAGCTTCATCATACAAGCCATCATGAGTTTGGATAGCAATCATCTCATTAAATGTATATTGAATACCATGAGATTGAAGTAAATATAAGCCTCTATCTGGTACTGAAGCAAATGGTACACGCTCATTAAACATATAATCCTCTCCTAGTTTATCTCGGCGCCATTGATCTGTTTGAGGTAAATATGACTCTTCATCTTCTGAGCCTAGTTTACCTAAATCATGATTTAAAGCTGAGAATACTAATTCTTCAAAAGTAAAAGTAGATGTATCGCATCCTTCTTCATCCCATAATTCAGCTTGCTTAATAGCACATCTAATAACTCGTAAAACATGTTCTACATACCCTCCAGGGAAAGCATTATGATACTCTTTTTTATGTGATGCAGGCATCAACATTAAACGATCAGAATACTGTTCATAAAATTCTAATAATTTTTCTTTACGAGGAGATGAAATATGCTTATCAATGTAAGACATCAAGTCATCCCAATTTGCTTGGATTTGTTCTGCTGTTAGATTCATAACTTATTTGGTTTTTGATTAATTTTCTCTTTCAACAATATTTTGAAGATCATCTAATAACTCATGAAGTTGTTTCATAGCATCAGAAATTTCTTCTTTTGTTCCGGTGCCCATAGTCTGTCTTAAAACTCTAAGGCGTGCTTGTAAGGATTGAATCCTTCTCAAAGCTAATTCTTTATTTCTCATATGATTATTTATTATAACAGGGATGTTCATTACCCCACTTTCTACTAACTGTCTTTCTTTCTGTCTACTTTATGTCTTACTACTTGTCTTTCTTTTAACCCGTATAGCCAACATACGTAACTTAATCTTCAATAGCCAAGCAATTTTGAACAAAATCTTGAATCTTTTTTAAAAAGGCGCATTTTTCATATTCTTCTTGTTCTTCAAAATAATGCATACATAATTTAACAGCGGTTAAAAGGTTTTCATTAGACGCTATTTCTAAATCTTTTACCCATTGTCCATCATTCCAATCTACCTGGCTAATCCAAAACCATGCTCTATTGTACATCATAAACTCTCCAGCTAAATCAACTTGGATCATATCTAGGCTTTCATCAGCTTGGCTAAAGAAGTTTATAATAGACTTTTTAAAAAGTAAACCATTAAGGATAAGTCTTTCAAAAACCTTAATTTTATAAATAGGGCTTTCTTTAAAACTCTCTAAGTTCTTACTAAGCACCTCATCATCATCATCAGAGGTGGGGTTAAAGTAGTTAAAAAATTTATTTAAATCCATTATATTAAAATTAGTTTAAAGAACTTAATCTATATCTTATTTACTTGATTTCGCCATAAAATAGCCTATAACCCTACTCTAAATCCTAATATCCGTATATACGACCTAGTGTGCGTAGGTTTGTTGATAAATATTATAAGTACCTTTGTCCCAACAATGTAATGGCTGTTTTGGCTTCCTCCACGGATATTTGAAAAAACTCTCTATCGTTATTTATCCTATAACCTTTTAAATACCTATGAAGCTCAATTTCTAAAGCGTGTGCATTAAAGCATCTAAACGCATATACAACACTAAACTCCAAAGGCACGCCAGTTGATCGAGAAATTTGTTTAGCACGTTTATCCGGCGTCTTATCAGTAAATCCTATTTTAACTAAATTGGGCATTGTTTTATTTGTCAAAATGTAGATCCACGAGTCACCTTCACCTTCCCTATTTTGATACAGATCTTTTTTTCTAGCTGTATAATAAGTCACGTTATCCCATTCTGGGTCTTTTTCACTTGGTGTTAGGGTAAAGAATGCTGGTTCTGATCCTGTGAAGTCTTCTGATACTGGGATATAATTGTGTGCTTCGGATTCACTAATACGTTTCATACTAGTTTGGGTATTTTTCGTAATACTCCTTTTCCGTCATATAAATTGCTTCGTTAACTCGTTTTGTGAGTTCCTTAATGCTACGCTTTCTGGCGTTAACAAAAGTTAGAAACAAACTAGCTGAAATTATTAAGAACGAAATGATATCCATGTCTACAATTTCCATTATGGCTAGTATTGATTCTACTACACCTGTAAACATTAATGTGATGATTACGAAATCAATTACTCGGATTTCTTTTTCTAGCTGCTGTGCTTTTTCTTTATTACTCATGACCTTTATTTTTTAATTATTAATTTCTTTGAATATATGAAACCAATTTAGTATATACAAATATACTTGGTCAAAGGGTGAAATTTTTTTAAAGATCTCTTTTTGTGGTCTTTTGGGTTTTTATCTTTTTTGGTAATTCGGAAATGCATATGTGGTTGTGGTATATAATTATATATGAGTCGATGCGTAAAGGTTGTTTTCGAGTTATAAACTTATCACATTCCTGCCCACACACCCATATCCCGTATATTGACCGTAACGCGTACGGGGGAGATACGTACCTAGTACACACCATATATATACCATATACCATATGCGGCTAGACTACGAAAGTGGGTCCTCGCGAACCCACCTTTATTAGAAGTGCCAAAAACTAATATACCGTCACTTGATCATTAGTTGAAACCCACTCCAACTTTTCAGCCGTCTCAATTGCTCCAACGATATCAGATTTCAATACTGCCGCATCCAACAACGTCAATGTACTCGTGTCGTAACCCATTGCGTTTAAAAAATCCATTACTGCAATGAACTGATCAATTGCTGTTACCTCCTTTACTACTCTTAAATTCATATCTTTCATAACCGCTATTTTTAATTATACTTTAATATACGTAATTCAGTTTCAGAGTCTGTATCCCAACATATAGTTGACAATGTAACTATCTAAACTTGTTCCGCGACAAATGTCATACCCTGTTTCCGCCTTGTCGTTATCACGTTTCGCATACTCTTCTAACGCGATGTACACTTCAGGTATCAATATTTTCTTCCACCCTGACAACTGTTCTGCTTGAATTCTCACTCCGTCCACTACTGTAAAAACTTTTCTTTCCATAACCGTTTCTTTAAATATACTTTAATATACGTAACTGTCTTTAATCATTAGTGTCCTTAGCTAACTCTTCAAATTGTAATATCAACAACGGAATCAATCCGATTAAACCCCAATCGTTCCCGAACGCCAATAATATCGTTCCAAATACTCCTACTGTAATGCCAAATGTTCTCATAACCGTTTCTTTAAATATACTGAAATATACGTAATGTCATTTGCGACTTATACTCCTGTCTTCGCTCTCAACACTTCGTCCATCATGTCGATTAGGTCTCCTAGGTAGCCATTACGAGCTAAGTCATCTAAATCGTATGTCTGGTCTTCATAATACCCACCACAACAATCGCATCCGAAATCAATATACTCACCTAACACTACTGTTCCGTTTTCGAAATCGAAGCCTCGCAACTCCAATTTACCCATTTTGTCAAGTCGTTCACACCACAACTCCATCTCGAAATCGATGTCTCTAATTTTTCCGAATTGTGTAAACGTGTTACACGCGTCCATAAACTCTCTTGCTGTCATAACCTTCAATTTAAAATATACAATAAAGCAAATTTAACACCTACTACTCCCACTGCCAATAATAAACATACTAAAACTTCCATAACTATCATTTTTTAATTTATTTTAATATACGAAATTTATTTTATATAAAATCACCCCTATCAATTAGTTTAGTTAATTGTACCTCACAATACCAAACTAATCCATTATCTCTATCACATATATCTAAAATACCATCTTCACTAATATATCCCTGTTCGTTCATAATATCAACACATGCCTCTAATGCTTCTTCTTTGCTCATAACTTATCTCTTTAATTTATTTTAATATACGTAACAGCAAGTGCGGTTATTACTCCTTTATAACGTGTTTAATATACTCTCCCTCATCGAACCAATAAAACGCTAGTCGTCCATCTTCAAGTTGGATCGTTATCGTTGCTTGATCTAAATTACCATCCATGCTTAAAATGCTCCGGTTGTGTTTCTTTATAAATGTGTCTGTGTTCATGTACCCCGAAAGCCCACATTAGTGAGCTTACGGAGTGTATATTTAAGATAACCGGTTATGAAGCGGTCTCGTCAATTACTACTTTTGGTCTTCCAAGTGGCATCACACCCCCATTCGCGGCTTTCTTGGCTTCCATTTCCGCCAATCGTTTCTGGCGCGCACTGTCCCCACTCACCGGGCGACCTTTTTTCAACTCACCATTCGCTCGTT